CGCTAACAGCGTCGAACTGAACTTCGAAGTCGACAGTGTTGAAGTGACCAGTTTCGGCAACACCGGCCATCAGTTTACCGGTGGGCTGCAAAACGTATCGTGCGCCATCGAGTTTCAACAGGACTTCACTGCATCAAACGTTGAAGCAACCATCTACCCGTTGGTTGGAACAACCACCACGGTAACGGTCAAGGCCACATCAGACGCCACCAGCGCGACGAATCCTATATATACCCTGAGTAATACGTTTCTCGCAAGCCACCAGCCCGTATCCGGCGCGGTGGGCGAGTTGGCGATGACCTCGTTGACGTTCACCGGCGGATCACTTGCGAAGGCAACCGTCTAACTAACACTACGATAACAAGGGACAGGTGGTAATGTGAAGTTAGCACTGACAGTGAAACCGATAGACGGCCAGCCGTATGATGTGATCGCACGGTTCGGTGACTTCGTAGCGTTTGAACGTACGTGGAATCGTTCAGTTGCGAAGTTGGAGAGCGAAATGCGACTCACCGATATTGCGTGGCTTGCGTGGCAAGTGTCTAAACGTATCGGGCGTACCACCGCTACATTCGATCCCGACTGGATTCAGTCGATCGATGAGGTGACCGTGGCCGATGAGCCTGGTGAGATCCCTTTGGACAAAACAGCGCACACTGGCTCGTAGCATCGCTATCGTGTGAGACTGGTATCGCACCGAGTCTACTAATGGCTGAATCTAACGAGATGTTGAATGCTATGCTTGAATATATGTCGTGGCGTACCGAGCAGCAGAACAACGCCAACCGTAGGCGACGTCGCTAATGGCCAAAACCGGTGCACGGGTTGAAGTATTCGGTGTGGCCAATGCGTTGCGTCACCTACGTAGTTACGACAACGCCGCCTACCGTGCTATCGGGAAAGAGATGCGTAACAGTGCGTCGATCTTGACTAATGCAGTGGGCGGTGACTACCCCGAAAAGGCGTTGACTAAATGGAATGGCAAAGCACCGGCTAAACGTCGTAAAGAGGGTCGCCCGTTTCCACTATACGATGCGGCGGCTGCACGTGGTGGTGTCAAGGCTAAGGTCGGGGTAGGTAAACTGGTGAACAACGAGCGTAACATCTTACGTATCCAGCAGATGACCGCCGGCGGTGCGGTGTACGACAGTGCAGGCAGTAAGACGAGCAATATCTTCATAAAGAACTTAGATACGTACGGGCCGGCGAAGGGCAGCAGCCGCAACGGTATATCGCGTTCACGTGTGATGTATAAAGCGGTTGATTCACGTATGAACTACGTCGATGCGATAGTGGGTCGTGCCATTGAGATCACCAATACAGCGGTGCAGCAGGCGATCAACGCACCAGGTAAGAGGTAGCCGTGGCGTTAGGTGTAAACATCGTCAGTGAGTTTGATGCGAAGGGTATCAAGCAAGCGATAGGTGAGTTCAAAAAGTTAGAAGGTGCTGGTGCGAAGGCGACCTACGGACTGCGCACCGCCGACAAAGCCCTAGGTGCTGGTGTCAAGCAGGTAGCCAAATACGGTGCGATATTGGCAGGTACTGCCGGTGTGCTCGGATATAGCCTGGTCAATGCGGCATCTGCTGTTGAAGAGTCGATGTCGAAGGTGCGTGTCGTATTCGGTGCGTCATCTGATGCGGTGGTTGAGTTCGCTGAGTCGTCTGCCGCTAACCTCGGTATCTCCAAGGCTGCTGCACTGGAAGCAGCCGGTACATACGGCAACCTATTTCAGGCGTTCGGTATCGGTAAACAGCCGGCTCAGGAGATGTCAACCGAGTTGGTCAAGTTGGCCGCTGACCTGGCTTCGTTCAACAACGCCAGTATCGAGGACGCGTTGCAGGCGTTGCGATCCGGTCTATCAGGTGAGACTGAACCGTTGAAACGTTTCGGTGTGGCACTCAACGACGTCCGTTTGAAGCAGGAAGCGTTGAGCCTCGGCCTATACAGCGGTAAGGGTGTGTTAGATATCGCTGCTAAGTCGCAGGCTGCGTTTGCGTTGATTATGAAAGACACGTCGCTAGCACAGGGCGACTTTGGACGTACCGCCGGTGGTGTCGCTAACCAACAGCGTATCTTAGCGGCTGAGTTCGCTAACGTACGCGCTGAGTTGGGTACGGCGTTGATTCCGACGTTTCAGGCGTTGATGGGATTCGTAACGGAGAAGGTGATCCCGAAAATACGTGACTTCGCTAAGATACTCGGTAAGGAAGGGGTCGGTGGTGCTGTCAAGTTCGTCGCAGATGAGTTCTTAGACTTCACCTCGTCAGGTGGCAAAGTCAAGGATATCGTTATGGGGTTGATCGCCGCTATCGTAGCGTTTAAGTTGGTGGTGTTAGCAGCGACGATAGCACAAAATCTGTTCAACGTCGCGCTATTCTCGAACCCTATCGGTATCGTGGTGGCTGCTATCATCGCTATCGGTGTCGCGTTGGTGGCTGCATATCTGCGTTTTGAAGGATTCCGTAACGTGGTGAACACGGTGATCAACGCCGTCATCGGATACTTTGAGTTTATGGCTAACGGCGTGATCAGGTCGATCAACCTGGTGATCAAGGTAATCAACCTAGTGATCAAAGCGGCTAACTTGCTCGGTGCGAATATCACACCGCTAGGTGAACTAGGTGAGGTAGCGTTTGGTCGTATCGGCGGTGCGGCGAGTCAAGCAGCGCGTGATGTGATCGATGTACGCAAGCAGATGGTGGCCACTGAGGAGAGGCTAGCGAACTTCGGTAAGAAGGTGGTGAAACCTGACACCACAGACCCAACCGCTGGTGGTGGTGGTGGTGGTGGTGGTGCGGCTGTTATCAAGACGGCAAAAGAGAAGTTGAAAGAATACACTGATGTGTTGAAGGGATCTACCAACGCTGAACGCGCCCTGACCAAAGCCGGTAAAGAGAGCACAGCCGCACGGCTCGACCTGGCGAACGCCACCCAGAAAGTGAGCGATGCACAAGCCAAGTTCAACCTGGTGACCAAGGGCTACGGCAAAGACAGTAAAGAAGCAGCCGCCGCTATGCGTCAAATAGCGGACGCCGGTAAACGGCTACGTGACTCGAACCTATCGCAACAGGACGCGGTGCGCAGTCTGGCCGCAGCAGAACGTAAACTGGCAGATCTACGTGCTATCACAGCGAACCCAGCCGATGTCGCAGACGCTGAACGTAAACTCGAACGTAGCAAATACAGCAGCGAGGAAGCGATATTCGCCGTAGCAGAAGCAGAAGCAGAACTGGCTAAGGTGAGGGCCGACCCTGAATCGTCAGCCGTCGATATCCGTCGCGCTGAGATCGACCTGGCTGAGGCGAAACTGTCGGTTACTGATTCGACTATCGCCCAACGTAACGCAGAGACAGACCTGAACAAGCAACGTAGCCTAGCGGCGTCACCAGATGAGATAGCAGAAGCAGAACGTGAACTGGAAAAAGCGAAATATGCGGTGCAAGACGCCACCGATGCGGTGCGTGACGCAACGTTAGAGCAGGCTGTTGCACAGGCGTTGTACACTGAGATAGTGGACGGTGCGAAAGAAGGTAGCGTGGCGTACACCGATGCGCTACGTGACTTGCTCGACGCCCAGGAATCTGAACGTGACGCTAGTGAGAAACTGACCGATCAGTTGTACCGTGAGGTTGAAGCCACCGACGCGCTACGTGAAGCGAAAGAGAAACTAGCCGAGGTCGGGGTAGAGGTCGGTGCTGGTATCGTACGCCGTGCGTCTAACCAGTTCAACGCGAGCAGGCCGGCTGCACTGAACACACCTGGTGGTATGGCGGCGGTTGCAACCGGTGCAGGTGGCGGTACGAGTATCGTGAATAACATCAACGCCGGTATGGGTGCTGATGCGGCTGATATCGCTCAGGTGATCGTCGATTCGTTGCGGTCTTACGAACGGTCTAACGGTTTCATACCGGTCACGGCGCAGTACGCTATCGCAGTCTGATGGCTACCGTACTCAAATCCGGCGAGCAGGTCGCCGTCATTATGGAGTTAGGTTTCAGCATTGATGCGTTCACGTTGGACACCAGCCAACTGAACGGCCCTGACATACTGGACGGCACACTAGGTACAGATGTCGCTGAATATGTGCAGTCGCTATCGATCTCACGTGGTCGGTCATCGCAGTTAGATCAGTTTGCTGCTGGGCGTCTCTCAGTAACGTTGCTGAACAACGATCGACGGTTCGACCCTATCAACGACGCATCGCCGTATTACGACATCACTACTCAGCGGTCTGGGGTAGTGCCACGGCGTAAGGTCACTATCGAACTCAACGGGATACCCGTGTATGTGGGCCGTCTTGCAGATATCGACGTAAACTACGACTTCAACCTGAGTACCGTGACGATGACCGCATTCGACGACTTCGTATTGTTGGCTAGCGCGTTCACCGCTGACGCGTTCACACCTAGCGAACAGTTGAGCGGTGCACGTGTCACCAGTATCTTAGACCGCCCTGAGGTGGCCTATCCGGTGGCTTCCCGTGATCTGTCAACCGGTACAGCGTTATTGGGGGCATATCCAGTTGATGCAAACACGAACGCCCTCTCGTACCTGAAAGAGTGCGCCGAGGCTGAACGTGGTCTGTTCTATATCGCTGCTGATGGTGATCTGACGTTCACTGATCGTGTCGATTATGTGTTCGTGCCGTCGGTGATCACGTCGTTCACCGACACCGGTGTAGGTATACCGTATCAGTCGCTCGATGTGATCTACGGCCAAGAGTTTCTATTCAACCGTATCCAGGTGACACGGGACGGTGGCGCGTTACAAGCAGCGGACGACGCCGCTAGCCAAACCGAGTTCGGTATCTCGACCTACGCATTGGATAACCTGCTGTTTAGCAGCGATGCACAAGCGTTGACGTTGGCCGACACGCTACTGAGCCAATATAGCGAACCGTTGTACCGCTTCGATGATATGTCAGTCGATCTCACTGGTTTGAGCAACGTAGACAGGGACGTGGTGAACAGCCTTGAACTGGGGACGTTGATCGAAGTGACACGTAACTACGCTACCGGTACACCGGCGTCGGTATCACAGTATTACACTGTTGAGAACATCAACCACACGATAACACCAGGTAGGCACACCGTCGGTTTCGGTCTACGGTTCGCACCTATCGTGTTCTCATTCCTATTGGACGATGTTACGTTTGGTGTGCTTGACACCAACAACGCGTTGGTCTAGTGTAGACTGTCACTATGGCCGGCACAGGGATCAAGTTATTCGCATCAGGTGATGTGTTGACGGCGGCCCAAGTCAACGGTTTCCTGCAAGACCAAGTGATCGCACGTTTCGCTACAACCGCTGCACGTGATGCGGCTTTCGGCGGTGCAGGTGAACCGACACTCGCTGAGGGTATGTTTGCCTACATCGACGCAGATAACAACGTCTACTACTACACCGGCTCAGCGTGGGAAGTGTTCGGATCGCCGCCTGATAGTGACCAGTCGATTATCGCAGCGTCAGTATTCGCATAGAAAGGCATTATGGCAACATTTAGCAAAATCACCCTCTCAGGTTCAACGGATGGCCGGCTCATCAAAGTCGCACAAACGGCCACGGCTGGTACGACGCTCCACACGGGTTCAGCAACAGCGACGACATTCGACGAAATCTGGTTGTATGCCGTGAACTCATCTGCATCAACCGTGAAACTCACCGTTGAGTTCGGTGGCGTATCTGCACCTGATGACCACATCGAGTTCACGGTTCCTGCCGAAGATGGTCTGTATCTGATCGTCGCAGGTTTGGTCATCAAAGGGAATGCGACACCGTTGCTTGTTCGTGCGTTTGCGGCAACGGCGAATGTCGTGTGTGTCGGCGGCTATGTGAACCGCATCACCGCATAGGTGGTCTGATGTCTAGATACGGTGAACGCACACGAGTCACGCAAGGCATCTCAGGTTTCGGGCGTAAAAGTGCAAGTGTTTCACCACTTCCGAAACTCGTAACCTTCACATCGACCACTACCTACACCATTCCGTCAGATGTCACCTATGTGATAGCGAACATTACGGGTGGTGGCGGTGGAACTTTCGTCGGCGCAACGGCGGCAACTGACGGTGGAAGTAGTTCTGTTGCGTTTGCCGCTGGCACTAAGACTGCGGTAGGCGGCACGGCAGGCGGCAGTACGAACACAACTTTCGTAAACACGAACCGAACGCAGTCTGCTGGTGTGCGGTTTGGTGAAGGCGCAATGACCGTTTGGGCTAACGCTTCACTCGCACACGCAAAGGCGCACGATGGTGCGTTTCTGCGTGTTGGTGGTGTGGTCACACCGTCTGGGACTTTGGTAGTGACGGTAGGTGCTGGTGGTTCTGCTGGTACTAACGGCTCGGCTGGTAAGGCTGGCGTTGTGACTTTGGAAGCGTATGCAGGAAACACAATGCGTTGTGATGCGTTCTTAGCGAGTGGCACATTCACACCGCCCGCAAGTGTCACTCTGGTCAATGCCACTATCATCGCTGGCGGTGGAAGTAGTGGGCAAGGCGATTGGACAGGCGTAGTGGGTGGGAACTCATCGGTGGCGTTTTCGGCTGGAACGCAAACAGCGACAGGCGGATACCCTGCGAACGCAAACAGATTCGGATTTGAGCAGTACCAGAGTAATCTTCTACCCGTGAGTAACTCTGGTCGTGGTGGCATTTTGGCGTGGGCTGGCACAACTACTAATGTTGCGACTTTTATTCAGGCAGGTCACGGGCAGATAGTTGAAACGGCACAAACCGTTACACCGTTGACTGGTATCACGGTGACTGTCGGTGCAGGTGGCGCAGGGTACCTTAGTCCGACGGGCGTTGGTGCTGGTGGTTCGGGTGTCGTTTGGTTTGAGTATTCAGTATGAGCGACATCTACGGGCAGGTCGTTGATGGCGTTTGTGTCAATGTCGTAGTCGCTGACGCTGAATGGGCAGGATTACTAGAAGGCGAATGGATACTCAGCACAACGACGAATGTCGCTTGGATAGGTGCGACAGTCACCGATGAAATCTTTCAGGTGATACCAAGAGCAGAACACTTGACCGACACATACGCAAGTATCGGTGACATTTATGACGCTGTTTCTGACACATTCACACCGCATGAAAGGAAGACATTAGATGAAACTGAATGACCGA